ATCTATGCCTAAATCATTTAAAATGTTTGACATGCTTTGTGGGCAACTTCCATATTCCGTCACTGTCAACAGAAATTCTTTCTGCTGTCCCCCATGTGTTCTCTTTGAACATGCCCTTTACATTTGTGAATCCATTAATATCTTTTTTCCAAATTACTAGATCGTAATTGTCCCAAAATGGGGTGACATACTTAGCCTTTTTCATAAAGACTTCTACACCCAGTTCTGTTAGATTTAACATTATTTCCTAAACATAAACCGTAGCACCCACTGATATATATTATACAGCAAGCACTACGGCTATGTCAATGACTATTTAAGAAAAGCACCATCCCATATGGACTTTTTCATTTCTTTCTTTGGCTTCTCATCTTCATTATATGACTTTTCGACTGGAACACAATTAGGTACCATTCGGCCATTCTTTTCTTTCATGCCTCTTTGAGTATATCCTGACCAGCAGGCCTTTTCCATATTGTCCCATTTGTCTTCGTCTTCATTATCAGACTCATAGTTTTTGCTCATTTCTTCTTCTGAACACTTTGGGCAGTCTTTACAAGCAACATCCATTGATTTACATGTCTCGCAACCGCATCCTGTATATTTCTTTTCAAGAACGTCCTCTGGAATTTCAATGACTGTGTCTACTGGATTAACTACATCCTCAAGCATGTCTTTAATTTCCTCTATTACTTCTTGTACTTCTAATGACTTTTTCATATTTTTCTCCCTATTAACTATTTTACGGGACCAAGAAAATCCTGCGTCTCCACCCCATGCTAACCACATAATCTTTCCGTTTGAAGGGTTTTCTGAGTTGTCCCAGTCTTTACCTTTTTTATCTACCTCATGACGAGAAAAATAGGAATACATACGCTTGACCGTAGAAAGACTTAGAGTTTCTCCTCTAGCAAGCTGCCCTGCACGAGTCCAACCTACTGCTGTTCCCGCACCTTTTGCTTTACCCTGCTCTTTTAATTTAATAGCACGACGGGCTGCTGATTGCATTCCTGACGTTGGTTTGTATCCTTCTTTGGCCATGTTATTTCTCCTTTACGCTAATTACTTTAACGCTTTTAATTTCATCATCTACACCAAATATGTCATTGGCGTAATCTAAAGCATCGTCTTGATCAAAGGCTTCTACCTCTGCTTCTATTTCAAGCTTTACTTTGTAATTTTTCATTTACTTACCGCAGGTTGGGCAAACTCCAGTAGCTGATGTTGCTGCTGTCTTTGCTGCTCCTCCAGATTTAAACTTTGGGCGACCAAATCCTACAATAGAAACCATTACTCCTGCTTTATTTTTCTTAAATGCACGAAGTTGCTTGCAAGCCTCTCCGCCATTTCTTTGGCTTCCCGACTTCTTTGAAGAAGTATTTCCTTCGATACACCAGACTGTTCCATCTTCGTTATCTTCAATAACAATTCCTACGTGAGAAATTCTATCGACACCATCTGAAGGGAAATCAAAATAGGCAATATCTCCTGGCTCTGGATCTGCAATGTCTCCGTCAATCCATGCACCAGCTTTTTTAAATGCTGCTGCACCACCTGGGGTATAAACTGTATTAGGAATTTTAACTCCTGCTTCATTAGCACACCAGTTTACAAAAGAACCACACCATGGTTGAAAGTTAGCCTTTGTGTAAGCGCCGTACTTGGTTTCGTTATCTTTAGGACCTTCAATGTATCCTACTTGAGATTTAGCAATTTGAATTAATCTAGCAACGCTACCTTTAGGTGCCTTTGCTGTTTCTGCTGGTACTGGAAAATCTTGCGACATTATTCATCACCTTTACTTTTACCAGCAAAATATCCGCCGATAATTCCTATAAGTCCTACAAGTGCATTCTGCACTAGGGCAATTGCGTCTTCATTGGTTCCATATTTTTCACCTGAAGTAAACTGTTGTGCAAGCATTGAAGCGTATTCACCAAGAACTACTAAGCCAATGAAGCCAAGTATTCCGAGGGTGATAACCCACATTAACTTATCTTTCATCTTCATTAGTCTTTATCCCAATCTGCATCAACTGGTTGTTCTGCTGGCATTGCTCCATCTGGCTTTGCTGCTAAACGTGCTGCAGTTGCATCAATTTCTGCTTCAAGCTTTTTGTCTGCCTGTGTGTTCTTTGCATCCATTTCCTTGTTAGCCAACTGTGCTGACATGATATCCTTAGCACCAGATTGACCAATCAATAGGCCTGCAAGTGTTCCTGTAATAAATGTTGCAACAGAACCAAGCACATTAAAGAACATCTTATCGTTCTCTGACTGTCCGCCAATTGGTTGTGTTACGAAAATTAAAGCATACAAAATGCCCAATGATGTGCACAAAAGAATTGTGCCTAATGTAATTCCTAAAATAAATTTTAATCTAGCATCTAGATCCTGTGGACTTAGTCTTTCTTTAGCCATTTGGTGTACCCGTCTTGTCTTCTGCAATTGGATCTTTACCAATTACATCTTTAGTGCATGTGCCTGTCGCTTCACAAATTGGAGGATTGCATTCAGCTTTTTCCCAATTATCAGGGTTTTGGCATGGGTATCTGTAAAAACCTTGATATCCGCAGCTAGTTAATGATAGCATTAATAGCCCTGATAAAGCAATAGCAGTTATTCTTTTCATACCTCTATTATACCTTATTCTTCGTCTTTTCTGAGAGGTATGGTAATTAGCCAAATTACAGTGACTATTACTGTTGCTATGCCGACTACATCCTGTGCTGTCCCTGTAAGGGTTAGCCAGGCTATAAAGAACCCAAGGAGGGTCCATAGTTGGGCTATGCTTTCCTTTACTGCTTCCCATATCCAATTAAAGAAACCTTTAATTATTTTCATTATATCCTCCTTGTCATGGCTGCTGCCACTATATTTCCTGCAATAATTACTGGCACTACAACCTCTTGTGCTTTTTCTCTTTGATCATCCGTCATATCTTTACCCCATTCTGATGGGCTAAATAATTTCTCAAAATCAATATCCGTAATAGCTCCAATTGGGTCTGATAAAAATGCTTCTGTGGCAACCTCTGTTGTTGCATCTGCTAATGTATATGGCATTGGAGCACTAGCGTTTTCTTTAATTCTATCACCGAATTCTTCTAGAGCTGTTGCTAAATTTTTATCAGTAGCAGCTAATGCTGCCACCTTTGCTATTTCTGATGCTCTAATTCCAAGTCCTTCCGCAACAGCCGCTTTTTGTTCTGGAGTTAATTTAGTTAATGTATCTTTGCTTGTTAAATCTGCAATTAGGTTTGCTGTCTCTTCTGTGATAGTATTGGTAGATGGTTCTTCAGAAGGTTCAGCAGGAGTTGGCTCTGGTTCAGGAGTTGGCTCTTGATCTATATCCGATGGCTGAGGTGAAGGCTCTGGTGAAGGCTCATCAGTGGGCTCTGTCTCAGGAGTTGGATCTGGTGTCGGTTCATCTGTGGTTTCAGAATCTGGAGTTGGAGTGGAATCGTCTGGTTCAGTTTGTTCAGGTGATGGCTCAGGAGAAGGTTCAGGCGTAGGATCAGTTGTTGCATCTGGAGTTGGCTGCGGTTGATTTGCCATAGCAGCAGCTATTGCTGCAGCAACTCTTTGTTGTTCTTCAAATTGCCAAGTTTCATTATATAATTCCCATGCATCATCTATTGCATTATTTAAATTAATAATAGATTGATCATAAGTTGACTGTGTATTATTTTTAGCAGCTAATGCATTTGCTGTATTTGTTACTGCAGTATTATAGGTATTAGTCTTAGTTGTTAATGTTTGACTGTATGTGGTTAATGTAGAATTTGCTGTATTGTATGTAGCAAGCTTAGTATTGTAATCTGTCTGTGCCGTCGCCTGTGCAGTTATTGCTGCATTGTATGCATCAATTTGTGATTGCGTTGCACCTACGCCATAAGAAAATGTATTTAAATTACAACTAAATCCTATACCCCATCCTCCAGTATAAGCACATCCCGCACCAGTCCACCCGCCTGGAATTGACCAGCCAAGGTGATACGAGCCTGGGCCGCCACCGTTATACCACCATATTTCTACATCTAAAGTTTTATCTTGACTAACATCATAAACTGGTGAGTAAGGACTCCATGTCGATCCTTGTTCTACCCAGTTATCAACGGCAAGGTTTCCGTCCACATACATCCTAAAACCATCATCTGTATATCCTGCAAAATATACTGAAGTCCAGTCTGAAGGAACTGTAATTTTTCCAGTAAACTTAACAATGATATCTTCGTAATATCCGCAAACTGGGAGGTTCATTGAATTTGAATTCCATATACCAGTACATATAACAGATCCAGTCACTGCTTGGCTACCATTTCTTAATAAGGTATAAACAGTATATTCCAGTCCCTGATTACCAGCGGATTGAACAGTAGATTGCGTTGTTTGTAGATTTATGTTTGCTATATCTAATACATCTTGAGCATCGTTTTTATCTTCTAAGGCTGTAGCAACTGTTACCGTTTGCCCATCTACTGCTGATTGAGCTGTTGTTTTTTCAGACAATGCTGTTGTTTCTGCTTCTACCGCCTCATTATATGCAGCATATGCGCTATCCCTAGCAGATTTTGATGCTACTGCTGCATCGTATTTGTCTTCTGCTATATCTATTAAGGCTCTAGTATCTGCCTCTTCTGTAAGATTTGTTACCTTTTCGTTTAGTTCTGCTATCTCTTCAGCGGCAACTGAAAGTGGATCATCGCTATAAGCAGGTGTGAGAAATAGCCATCCAAACATTAAAATGAATGCTAATGATAATCTCCATGCTTTAGTCCTAGTCAACTATAACTCCTAAACAAACACTATGTCTGCTTAGTTAATTATATCATTGAACTATTTAGGATTGTCTGTTTTATAAAACCCGTTACCTTTAAACTGTATGCCGAACGGTGTAAAGTGTCTTGTCATATTTGCTTCACACTCTACGCATGTGTATCCTGGATCATTATCATTAATAGATCTATGTACTGACATTGTTGGATGTGCATCATCGTATGAACATTTGTATTCGTATACTGGCATTTTTATCCTTTAATTATAATGAGCAGTTTCGGGACATACTCAGGTCCATCCTGCGGGTAACGGCCCGCTATCTGCGACTTCCCAGTGACGGGGTGCAGATTTCTATTATACCTTACTTGATTTTAATTGCTTTAGGCTTTTTTTCTTCTGGAACAATGCGATCAACATTAATATGTAGCATGCCGTCCTTTAGCTCTGCACCAGATACTTCCATGTATTCACCTAGAGCAAAAGATCTGACGAACTTTCTACCAGCAATACCCTTGTGAACAATTTCTGCATCTGTAACCTCTACAATTTCACCCTTAATGATAAGCGTTCCATCTTCTACTGAAACACTGACATCTTCCTTGGTAAATCCTGCAATAGCAAGCGATAACCTATATGTATCTTCATCTAATTTAAGAAGATCATATGGAGGATATGATTGAGAGTTGATTTTGTGTGCACTATTTAGACGGGCTAGGTCCCTGTTAAAGCCAATAAAAAAAGGATCATTAAATAGATCCATTGCGAATTGTGTTACCATGTTATTCCCCTTTCAAGCGAATAAATTAATATACGGACCCTCTATTGAGCAGTCCGTATACTATTATAGCAAAATATTTATATCTTGTCTATTTCTTCTTAGCCCTTACTTTAGCAAGTGCTTCAAAGTCCTTTACCTTGGTATCCCCTAGGTATCCCCAAGCATATCCATCGGCAATCATTTGTTCATTGACTGATACTTTAGATCCGTCTAGGAATAACCACCCAAGAATACGCCCGTATTTTTCTGATGAGTCCATTTTTTCTGTTTTAATAACAACAGTCTTAGATGCATCAATTGCTTTCTTTAAATACTCTTTAGATTCAAGGCCAAGCGCTTTTTCCATTTTGTCTGTGGTACGGCTTTCAGGAGTATCTATTCCCGCTAACCTAACTCGTGAGCTAAATGAGATATCAAATCCAAGATCAATATCTACATCGATGGTATCTCCGTCTACAACCTTTGTAACCTTTTTAACGTAGTACTCAAACATTACTTAGCCTTCTTAGTTGGCGCTTTCTTAGCCACCTTCTTGACTGGTGCCTTTTTAGCTGTCTTTTTTGCAGGAGCCTTCTTGGCTACCTTCTTTGCTGGAGCTTTCTTGGCTGGTGCTAAAATCTCATCTATGTTTACAGAATAGACATCTTCTTTAACTCCAAAAAAATCCTTAAGCTTTTTTAAAACGTTCATCTTGTTCTCCTTATTTTTTGTACTGCTTATGATTAGTATAGCATTTTTTTATTTGAGCGGATGATGAGAATCGAACTCACCCCTTCTGCTTGGAAGGCAGAGGCACTACCAATATGCAACATCCGCATTGTGCCCTCGGCAGGAATCGAACCTGCGACGCAGACCTTAGAAGAGTCTCGCTCTATCCCCTGAGCTACGAAGGCATAGACTAATCATTTGGAATATCTCGATCCAGATCCATTTCAATCAATCCCATTTCTTTTGCAAGCTTTTGGCCTTCTGGGCTTAAGCTAATAATTGCTTCTAAATCTTCATTGTACTCAATATGGGCAAGACCTTTTTCATACAAATCCATTAAAGACTTATCTACATATTCTATATGTGATTGCCAAAGCTCTGGAGCCAACTCTTTTGCACTATCACTAATTGAATAAATTATTTCTCCGCTTTCATCAACACCTTCAAAACTTACGGCACCTATTTCTAAGTAGTATGCAAGCCTTGCATCATTTGCTTCGTCTTCTGTCATATTGTCTCCCTGTGCAACAAGTAGGACTTGAACCTACGATTACCGAATTATGAGTTCGGGGCTTTAACCAACTAAGCTATTGTTGCCTAGTTGTCTATTATAACGTGCCGTCTTCATTTTTGTCAATAGTTTCTTCTACTATTTGCTGAACATAATCTGAAAAATGTTTTCTTATGTTACCCATTGGCCTGTGGCCAGCGAGTTTCCATATTCTTTTATATTCGATTACATTAGAAAATGTAGTCGGGCAAAGAACTATTCCATTATATTCTTTTAATACAGTGGGTAGTGGTACGTGTTTTCCACAGCACTTACATTCTTTTGCTTTTTCTTGATACGTGCTCATATTATTTGCATCCTGTCCATTGCGTCTTTTAAATTTTCTGGCATTCTCGGAGCCCTAATCATATTATAAGAATTTGTTTCTCCGTCTGCCTCTGTTCCAAAATCATTGTCGTAACTCATTGACTCATAGGTGTGTATATTAACTTCCTGATTGGAATCAAATTTGCTCCTGCTTATTGAATTATAAATTGATCCGCACACTGCGTCCGCCAAGTCCTTAGAGCCTTTTCTTGGGTGGTCAACCTTGTCTCTCATAATTCTAAGCTGGCATAGCTCGTCTATAAGCAATGGTATGTGTGGTCCGACTACTCTTTCTTCGGCAACAACCATTGCCATATCATCGTAATGCTTTTTAGCGACAGATAGAATTTCTGTATTGATGCCGTATTGTTTTAGTTGTTGCATCATATCATGTGAATTCCATCTGTCAAAGGTACATACACGAATTTTAAATCCTCGTGTTTTTAATGAAAGAATATAGTCTTTAACTTCTGTAAAGTCTACAGACTTATCTTTTGTTGGTGTCCAAAATCTTACTGCATCTATCTCAATAATTGGTGCAGGCTGTGAATAGGTATCTGTTACTTTTATGTTAACCCATTTGTTAACGTGAGCCATTGCAACTGCACAGTGGTCATGTTTTTGAGCAAGGTCAACGTGTATAAAGTATTCTTTATCTGGATCTGGTATAAACCATTCTTCTAATCTACCAAAGTTATCTACTGCTAGGTGGGCTTTATTAAAAGCCTTCTCAACCTTTTCTCTTGACTTAAAGAATGCATCAACTGCATCAGGTGGCATACATGCAAAACGTGATAAAGCGTCCGTAGGGTTTGTAAAAAATGCAACCTTAAAGTCATCAATCTTTCTTACTGGATTAACTTCCCAAGTTGGTCTCTTTAAAGCGTATACTCTAGGAATTTTATATGAAAGGATATGGTCTTCCTCCCATTGAATCTCAAACTCATTTCCTACTGTTCCATCTGGTAGATCTTCATCCATCTTAAACCGATGATCACGAACAACTGTTTCAACGTCAGCTACGACGGCATTGTATCTTTGCTGAATATAATCGTTTTTGTATCTGGGGAATGAAAGCAAAATAACTTTGCCGAAGTCTGGAAAACGAGAGTCTACTGATGCACGATACATGTCATATATAGCCGCACCTGTTTTCGCTTGGTCGTGCCCTGTTGTATTTTCAATTGCAAAGCCAGAAATCTCATCTAGGATAACAACGATAACGTTATATCCTTCCCAGGCTTCACGCTCTGAGTGGCCTGAGTGTACTGTTATTGCTTTATCAAACTTAACTTCTGCTGCTTTGTCTGTGTATCTTCCTGCGAACCAAGGGGATTTTTCAATTCTTGTTTTAAATCCTTTAAAGAATACGTTGCTTGCCTGCTGAGAGTTAATAGCAATATTAATGATATCAATGCTATCTCCTGGAGGCTTTCCGTAATATGTGGCTGGGTCTTTTAAGCACAATAGTAAATATACTATATAGGCAACTGCAATTGTTGAGCAGTAATCTTTTCCTGAACCTTTGCCAAGCTGAGCAACTACTTCATTTGCAGTTTGCTTAAATCTTATTCTTCCTTCTTCTTCTCCAAATAATTTAATAAGGGTTGAGTCTTTATAAATTTGCGAGCTTTTTTCGATAAGCGTGTACTGATAGTCGGAAAGTTCTGGAAGCCCAAGGTATTCTGGACTTCTAACAAACGTTTTAAGATCGACTGGTTTTTCATCGAACTCCTCTCCATCAAGCATGTCGATAAGGTCGGTAAACTCAAACGACATCGGCTTCCTCTACTGGTACTGACTCGATTACTCCAGTTATTTGGGATAATCTCTTTGCAACTTCCATCTTACACTTAGGGCATGTTGATGTAGTTTCTTTTAAAATCTTAACAAGAATGTCTTGCTTGCGTTCTGTCTCTGCAATTTGAGATGCAATTTCATTATTTTCAAGTACTCCAATTGATTGAAGCATTGCAATTCTTTTAGTCTCTATGTCTGCAATAAGCTTTAGTGAACCAGACTTAACTGCTAACTGTCCAGATTGATCTGCATCTTCTACGGTCTTCCACGCTTCTTTGATAAGCATGGCATAGTGTTGATCCGCCCCTGAGATGGCTTCTCGGGCACGATCTCTGATGTTGCTATCATTATGGACAACGTCTTTCCAGTCATCGATTAGCTCAAGGACTTCCTTGCGCTGTATTCCTGTAATTGTGGAAATCTGTGTGGGTGTGCTTCCTTTTAGAAGTTCTTCAACTACCCTATTCATTCTGTCAAAACGTTCTGACAATTCTATTTCGCTCATTAATACAGTATACTTTCAGTCGACTAAAATGTCAATCAGAATTAGCCCTGGCAATCTTATATAGGACTAAATATCCAATTAAATCATCAATATCGTTGTCTCCAGCATATCCTTGGTTATTCTTTACCCTATTTAATTTATCATCAATACGAACTTTTAATTGCTCTGTTGAGTCCGCCGTTGAAAATATTCTTGCTGGCTCAAGGGCAGAGTTGCCGTACGAGATATTCTTTTCAATTAACATGTGTGCAATTTCGTGGCATGCTCCCCAGATCTTATTACCTGCAGGTGCGCCTACTGATTTTAAATATAAGTCACTGCAATTAAAATTGTTGACATCTCCAAATACCGCCTTTAGCATTATCTTCTCCTAATTAATTGAAACTGTTCTAGGTATCTCTGTATGGTCATAGCAGAGACTTTACACTCATCGGCAATTTCGGTTACCGTTTTCTTTTGAACTACATATCTTCTATGTAGCCAATCTTTACTTTGATATAACTTCATCGCTCTGTTAGTACTTTGTTAGCATAATGTGCAATACCAAAGCTATCTGCAACGTCAAAATCCACCACATTTAAATTATACTTCCTGTTAAAGTAGTCAGCAGTTCTCTGCTTCCTCATGTTCCTTAATTTGTTTTGATACCAAGAGTCAGCATAGCCTGGGTTAAGTGCTTTTATTGCCTGCTTCTCTTCTTTGGTTGGGTTCTTATTGCCTATGTATGCCTGCCAAGAGGATGGGGCTATTGTAATAACCTTCGCTCCAGTAGACATCAACTCTGCTATAACAACTCCATAAACATATGATAGTTTAATTACAGCATCTGCAGACTTTACAAACACCGCACCTTCAACAACAATATAATCTGATCTTAACTCTTCAAGCATTGAATGCATTTTATTCTTTGCATCGTGTATCTTTTCATATATATCAAGGCCACGCAGTTCAATCTTTCCCCACTTTAATGGGACATCATTTTCCATCAAGCAAAAAGCAATAGAGTTTGTTGAGGCATCTATGCCAAGAACTCTGTCTGCCTGTGTCTTTTTTAAACTAGCTAACGTCATCGATCATCCTAAATAACTTATTTTTATTATCTATGTTAATGCTTTTCTCACAAGTTGAGCATAGCATTGAATTGTTATACCTGCTTAACTGAGCTTTACATTTTGAGCAAGGCCTTGCAGCACCGCCCCTAATGGCTTTTTTTTCGTAATACTTTTCCATAATTCTTCTGTTGGTTGCAACACGGCAACACTCATCTGTACAGTATTTTTGATTGTGCGTCTTAGGCACAAAATCTTTTTTACATTCAGAGTTAGCGCAAATCATATATTAGATACCGAAAACAAATCAATTTCAACAGTGCCTACAGGTCCACCCTTTGCGTAGCACTCCTTCTTAACTGGGCAGTAAGTACAAGGCATCTTTGATTTAGTAGCACCTTCAGGTCTTTTTGGAAGATCCCCATCTTTAAAATTATCCCAGACTTCGCACATCCAGGCAAAGGTCTCCTCGATAATCCTTGTATTCTTTTCGTTCATAGAAATTGGAATAACTAGGATTTCTTGAGTATTCTTATTCTCATACAGAAAGAATCCTTCTTTAGCATTCTTCAGTTTCATGTAGGTAAGAAGTTGTAGCATGTGGTTGTCTGTAGGCTTCATCTCTGATTGTCTGGCATCCCAAACTTCTTGCTTAGCCGTTTTAATTTCACCTATTACTGTCTCGCCATCGTACTCCATAATAAGATCTATAAAGCCTCTGATTGGTGGATACTCATTAATAATTTCTTCTTCTTCCGCTCTCCACTCTGGCATAGTAGAAATAAGCTTCTGTAGTCGCTCATGCGCCTGAGTTCCCTGTGCCATATTAGCAACAGCAACTGCATCGTTATCATCAATAAAGACTGCGCCAGAAAATGCCATGTACCAGTATCTAGGACACTTACCATGACCATAACCAAGTGAGCTTGGACTAAACGACTTCTTGGTCATCTCTCCGTCTGCTCGTTTAGTATTACGATATGACTCATCAAGTAACTGAGCAAACAACTCAGGATCAAAAAACTTTCCTGTGTGCTTTTTAAATTTAAGGTTTCTTACAATTTCTCTAGCCATTACTTGGCACCCATAATTTTTCTTTTCCTTTATTGTGATATCTAGCCATAACAAACAACAGGTCTGATAGACGATTTAAATATTTAGCAATGTTTGGATTTATATTTTCGATCTTCCAAACCTCACGTTCTGCCCTTCTTACAACAGTTCTTGCGTTATGCAAAGGGCCTGTTGGCAAAACAAAAGACCTGAGTGGTTCTAGGTATTCATTGTAATCATCAATTACATTTTCTAAGTATGTCACCCTGTTTTCAGATATTGTTATTGTTGGGGCACCTGCAAGTTCTGCACCGAGATCAAATAAGTCACTTTGAACTCTCTCAATAACATCATTGTACTCATCGGTTGCCATTCCAATAGCAGAGTTTGCCTCATCTACAGCACCTATCGCTTCCATTATAGGGCTAGTCTTAGACACCCTTTCGTTATTAGCGTTAGAAGTTTGCCCATCATCGCCAGTTTTAGTATAAATTTTACTTAGTATTACCATCAGTGACCCCTTAAAGAACGCCAAACATCTACTGCAATTTCATTAACTACAGACAAAGCAACAACTGTTATAAAAAGCTGAGCAATAATTAATACTGGAAAAGATTTATTCTTAACCTTTTCTTCTAATAATTCTACGGCCATCTTACTTCTCCTTTAGTAGAAAATACTAGGCCGAGGTGGTCTCCTGGTTCGACAAAAGTTTCATTAATTCCCTTTTGTGCCCAGCCCCATTCATTTCTTGGAAATGGCAAGACCTGATTCTTTTTTACTAACACGGCCCAATATGCATTTTCTGGTGGCATGTCTTGGCATTTTTCAACACTGTTGTTGGGAAAATTATTTACTCTGCAGACAACAGCATTTCCATACTTTACTGTTCCCTCTATATTATACCCATGTGTCTTTAATAGATCTAAAGAATTAACTTTACCACTGGCACTGACGCATTTCTTTTCTATTGTAGAATTATTTCCGTAGTCTACATATAGGTTAATGCACTCTGGTTGATTAGAATTTAAAACAAACAAGCCCATTGCCGAGCCAATAAAAATAAACAAAAACATAATTCTTTTTTGAATCATGAGTTATACCTAACAACATACTTAAGCGCATCTACAAGTTTGTCTATAGACTCCTTTGCTGAATAATACACGTTCTTTTTATTGTTATTTACTGTGCCCGCTTTATCCTTAGCAATAGTTGAATAGATAGAAGACATTACTGCAAACTTAGTTGACATAGCCTGTAGTTCCATAATAAGCATAGGAGCCTTTGCCGAAGGCACATCGGGGTTCATAAGAAGCTTTACAACAATCGCCAAAGCTTTATCTAAGTGCTCATCCTTCATAAACTCATGAAGATCATTAAACTCTGTTATTTCGCTGATTAGCTCAAGAGTATTTTTATCTTGCGTCATTTTTAATATCCTTATCTAGTTTGTCTATAAATAAACCCAGTGGGTAGCCGATCAAAAATCCTATTGCAATACCGCAAATTAAAAATAGTTCCACTAGTGGTTCTCCTCATAAAACTGGATCAGCTCTTCAAGAACTGACCACTCAATAATGCCTAGTCTAACCTTAGACTCTGCTCCTATAATAATCTTTAATGCTGGATACATATCTCTATTTACTTTAAAAGTATCCGTGCATATCTTTGCCCAGTTATCTTTGTTTAAAGTAAAGGATGTTCCAGCCTCTTTATAATCTACAAGGAATTGCTTCCATTGAGCATCACCCTTTTGATAATCTCCTCTTCCGCTATTCTTTTGAGCCTTGGCCCCGTCACGTTTTACTTCTGATCTTTCTGACATTATCCCACCGAGTAAGAGTTTTTATGTCCGTCAGGGCATTCCCAGGATATAGTTGTTGTAGATGCATCCCAAAAATACTCTGTAGAATCTTTGTCACACTTACTGCAAGGCTTTACTCCGCCTATTCTTTCAAGCTCCGAAGGGAAGATGCGCTCTGGTTTATTAAGAAACTCATTAATGTTTGGCATTTATTTCTCCTATTAATTTGTCTACAACATCTTGATTTTCCTTTAAGTATGCTACAGCCTTTGCACGTCCTTGAAAACGTTCTCCATTTACTGTATACCATGCTCCACCTTTTTCTACTATGCCGCACATTTCTGCAACGTCTAAAGTTTCTCCGACACTGTCTACACCAAGAACACTCCCTTGGTAGTAGAAGTCGTATTGTCCCGATAAATTTGGGGGGCCGAGCTTGTTGTAATCAACAATCCAGTTAACTGGCCTGCCAACTCTTTGTTCAATAATTTTGTCGCCAACTTTAATGCCAGCTTTGATAGCATTAGCCTCAGCTTCAGAAGACCAGAGTTTGATAACTGTGGAAGAGAAGAACTTGACAGCCATGCCGCCCGTGGGGATGTGACTAGCATGCATAGATCCAAATTGATTTCGTTGTTGTGAGATGAGAACAAGTAGTGTGTTTTTGTTTGCATAATTTAACATCTTGACTGCGTGGGTCATATCCTTTGCTTCAGCGCCGATTTGCTTTGTATCTTGCAAATCCTTCATTTCATTTCCGTCTTTTTCAAAATAAATAGCAGGAAGTAATGCAGAGATAGAGTCTACAACAATAAGATCAACACCTGCATCCATTAACTTGGTAGCTACATCAACCATATCATTAACGGTTTTTGCAGGAGAGTAAATAAGGGAAGATGAATCTACTCCTAGTTGCTCGGCCCAAGACTGATCGTACGATGCTTCTGCATCAATCCAAGCACAGGTCTTACCTTCTTTTTGTGCAAGAGCGATCATTTGTAAGCAAAAAGAAGATTTACCAGCGGACTTGTTGCCCCATACAAGTACTTGCCTACCGTATCCTAACCCCCCACGTAATGCAAAGTTTAGTCCAATACTTGGAGTAAGTTGTTTTTCAACTTGTACATCCTGTGCAGATTGAACTCTTGCTCTTGTTTTAGGGTCTAGCTTTGCTAATATGTTATCGATATCTACGCTCATTTATACTCTCTCTTTTTTATAGTATAGCATTAAAATAAATTGCCGTGAAGCTTTGGTCGTTCTTTATTTTTATTAATTTTAGCCTCTAGTATCTCATCAAGGCTGTGTTGTACCTCATCTTTATTTCTTAAAGCAGCATAAATATCTAAAGTTCTAATTAATACATCTGCTATCTCTTCTACAATTTCTTCAGAGCCTTTATTTTTTCTAATAGCCTCTAATACCTCTGTAACTTCTGAATGTACTAAAGCAAGTTTGCTTCCTATCTTGTCATAAGAATACGGAGGCTCCCAAAACCCTTTTTCTTTTGCTGTTTCGTGTAATATGGCTGCTAGGGCGTCTAGTCCGTATTCCGTAACTAAATTATTCGAAGTCATTAATTAGATCCGTGTCTTCTTGAGTTATATTTGCTTCTTCAATTAGATCTGCATTAAATTCAAAATCACCTGGGCGTGGAAGTCTAAAAATAAAAGATGGTCCATTCTCATCGTAATCTACAATGAGCTCTTTGTCTTTATTTTCCGCTCCTACCAATGTTTTTGTTTCTACTCTAACTTCACCGAGGGTCTCAAGAATTGCAACAAGAACCTTGCTTGCAGTTAGTGAAGCCTGTATTTGATTAATGTCGTGCTGCACTTCTTCTGTCATTTTATTTCCTTTACCATTAAAGTTCCATCATCTAAAGTAGATAGAACAACCTTACATTTCATTCCTTCTCGCATTTTAGCAAGGGACATTTTATACATTGTGGGGAAAGCAATTGCTCTAGTTAATTCTTTTTGTGCGTTTGAAAGAACTATATGACTCATTGTTTTTCCAGCTTTTGTTACATACGGAGTAAAGTCTACTACAATATACTCGTCTTCGTCAAGATCGTATTGCTTTTTATACAGGTAATCTACAAATGAATTAGACCCAGATGGATCAATATCGCTAACCTTTACATAACGAGCAATTCTGTTATCACCTACAAGGATAAAATACATCTGTCCTGTCTCTATCTGAGTCTGCTCCGTATGGAATAGACCAATAGATCCAGTTTCATCTACTAATTCTATACGTGCCCAACCATTACCACGCTTAATTGATTTAACCATACCAAACATAACAAATGATCCGAGGTCTTCAAACTCTTCAATAGGTCTTGCCTGTGATTTAATGCGTGGTGGAATTCCCTCTAGGTTAAATGTAGGTATACCTAAATACTCGTAGTAACTATCCTTTTCATTTCCGCTTCTAGGATTGTCTGGGAATGCCGCTCCACCGATTGCATTTAAAGCAGAGATAGCACGGCTATTTATTCCGCTACCCTTTTTAGAAGCCTTGTCAATAAACTCTGAGTAAGAAGCAAACGGTCTCTGGTCAATAATTTTGTTTGCAATACTATCTGAAATAAACTTTACTTCTCCGAGACCAAATCTAATCGAGTCTTCCTTTAAAGAAAAGAATACATCAGACTCATTGATATGTGGAAGCTTAATACTTAACTTTAATCTCTTAGCCTCAATCAGATACTCTGTTCTTTTGTCCTTGTCATTTTCGTTTTTAAGAATCGAAAACATGAACTCAAGTGGATAATAAAACTTAAGCCAAGCAGTATAATAACTAAGCATAGAGTAAGCAACAGCATGGGAGCGGTTAAAAGAATAACCAGCATGCGCTTCAAAAGTATGCCAGAGCGTTTCGGCTTGCTTCTTAGAAATGTGTTTTGAAGCCCCAGCAATAAACCTATCTTTGAATTGGTCAAACTCTTTTGCATCTTTCTTCTTTCCAATAATCTTGCGGACCTTATCAGCCTCTGACCAAGTCATACCGCCCAGGTGTACGCATGCCTGCATAACCTGCTCCTGATATATAATAACACCATATGTATTCTCGGTAAAAGGCTTCATAATTGGATGAATAAACTGGACTGCTTCATTACCGTGTTTACGCTTAATATAAGAAGCACCCACTGTATTCATGGCTCCTGGACGAACTAATGCATTTGATGCAGCAAGGTCTTCAAACTTATCTACACCCATCTTGATTAGCAAATTAGTATATGGGGTTGCTTCTGCTTGAAATACTCCCTTTGTATACCCTTCGCTTAGAACTTTATAAACATCGGGATCGTCAAGTGTCAACTCTGAAAGATTAATATCTTTGCCTGAGCGCTTTTTAATCGAAGCAAGTGTATCTGAGATCACAGATAAAGTCTTAAGACCTAGTGCATCTAGCTTAATAAGACCTATATCTGCAACCGTATCCATATCGTATGCGACGACAGGAATTCTACCTGATACTAAATCGCTTGCGTCCGCTCTTGATTCAACAGGAGCATATTTTCTTAAATCATCTTTTGCAACTACAACACCTGCAGCGTGTACCCCAACAGATCTAATTCTTCCACGAAGTCTATCTGCAAGCCACAAGACTTCAGGGTATTTGGTTCTAAACTCCTTAGTATTTGGTGACTCAACAAAGTCTTCAAAAGTATCAATAGATTTCATTGCACGGTTAACATCTGAAAGTGGAACCATGAATACACGAGCAGCATCTCTAATTACACCCTTATCTTTAAAGTAAGTGTATGTAGAAATAGACGCAACGTGCTTAAACTTCTTCTTTAAATAATCTTTAACTTCTTTACGACGACGGTCTTCAAAGTCCGTATCAATATCTGGAAAGTCATTACGTTCTGGATTAATAAAACGGAAGAACAGTAAATCATACTTTATTGGGTCCACATCAGTAATTCCTAATGTATAACAAACTAAAGATCCAGCTGCGGAACCACGGCCAGGGCCAACCATAATATTATTTTCTTTAGCCCAGTTAATCATATCTGCAACAACTAAGAAGTAGGATGCAAATGACTTATCTTTAATCACAGATAACTCTTCATTAAGCCTATCAATGTAAACTTGAGACTCTGCCAGACCTAGCCCTTTAAGGCCTTCAGAGGCCATCTGAGCCAGTTTCTCGTCGGCATCCGTCTTCGGTACTGGGAGAAGGTCTAAGCCGCTGTTAAAGTCATATTCCTTAACCTTGTCTGTAATCTCAATTGTATTCTCATATATATCTGTACGAGTAATTCCAGCTTTATTAAAGTCAGCCTCAATTTCAGATCGTGATTGGATAAATAAATTGTAGTCTTGAAATGATATTCTACGGTCTGGATATAGGTAATTTAATCTTTCATTAATATCTTTAATCTGTCTAGACATCTCAAAGTCAGCATCTTTATCCATCTTAGGAGATGTTGATAATATGAGCATTGCTTCTTCTAATACTCTATCTTCTTCTTTAGCAAAGTGAGCATCTCCTGTTGCCACCGCCTTAATTTTAAGTTCATCCGCTAATTCTAATAGGGCAGAATTAATTGGCTCAGGGTTATGTGATTGAACCTCAACATAAAAGTCTGGGCCAAAGGTCTTCTTAAATCCTTCAAGTAGAGTTCTAGCCTCATCGAGACTGCCTCTATCGATAGCCTTACTAATTAATCCATTAAGACATCCGCTTAAAACAATGATGCCTTCGCTATATTGATCTAATACTTCTCTGTCAATTCTTGGCTTATGATAAAAGCCTTCGTTCCAAGCAAGCTCTTGGAGAGCATTAATATTCTCTAATCCCTTTTTGTTCTTCGCCAGCAGAATGATGTGGTTATATGCCTGAGTAGACTTATCTGTTTTAGAAGACTTATCAAATCTATCTGTTGGAGATATATATGCTTCTACTCCAAGGATTGGCTTTATGCCTTCTTCTCTACACGCAATTTGCATTTCACGGTGTGATGATAATGTTCCGTGATCTGTAATTGCTATTGCTGTTTGTCCCGCCGCTTTTGCCGCTTGAACAAGTTCGAGGGGAGAGTTAAGCCCATCCATTAAAGAATAGTAGGAATGCACATGTAAGTGTGTAAATTTCATTTAACTCTCCGCCTCTTAACCTATTACCAGTCTATGCTACTTGAAGAAGTAGACTCTTCATTATTTCCACCTTCGCCCATATAGAAAGCTTCTTGCTCTGCATATGTAACGTGGCGTACTGCTGTTTTTTCTAGGTCATACAATTCTAGCGCAGTGAAATCAAATGGCGTTTCGTCTTTTGCTAATGGAATAATTGTATAACTTGTGTCTGTCTTTGAACCATTGCGCTTAATTCTCCACATCAAGTTAGTAATGCTTCCCATTTCGCCAGCGTATTCAATTAAGGTAGGTGTAATTGTTTTACCGCTTGTACCTTGTGAAAGAATTGCAACATATGGCTCTTCTTTACCATCGTCTACCAAGACGTTGATATATAGGCGGGTCCTGGCCTTCCAGCCAGCCTTTGGATCCTTGCGATGTTGTTCGTTTGCCCAGTCACGTCCCTCTGACTCCATTGTATCTAGAGCCTTGCGACGATAATCCTTTGGGTTAGTGTGCTCTAATGCGATAAATCCGCAACCAAGCTTATCATTATATGTTGGTGAATCTGGATCAAGCTCCTGAAGGAATCTAATCTTTACGCTTTCGCCGTCTTCAACTTTTAGCCAACGGCCTTTGTTTTCGTCTCCGCCAGAATATGACGGCTTATCTAGTGCTTTGTTTAGGTCCTTTAGACCCTTTACTATACTCATATGTATCTCCTTGTTTGTAGTTGATGGTATATATCCATCTGTATTTTTATTATATCACGAGTTCCAGGATCTGTATTCAATGTCGGATACAGAATTTTTAATGCAGGTCTTTATTTCCTCATCGGTCATGTCGCCAGCATCTTTTGCATCATGTGGATATATCTTACCATATTCATAGGAAGCCCACAAGAGGTCTTTATTTTTTAATCTACTGGCTATGCTTAAGCCTAGCTCTCTGCCAGCCAAATCTGCGTCTGTCATTACAGTTATTTTATTAAAATATCTATTTAAAAGCTTTTGCTGTTCTGTGGATAATATACCGCCAAGGACGGCTACCACATTTGGAAACCCAGCTTGATGTATTCTAATTGCATCAAAGTTGGATTCAACCACAATAACATTCTCGCCAATTTTCTTTGCACGATGAACGTTAAATAATGTTTTGCTCTTAGGCAGGTTGGTACTATTTTTAAATGACTTGCCCTCGATTGATCTTCCCACTAGACCTATCGGTGTTCCGTCTGGACTATGCACAGGAGTAATAACCATATTCATTGAAGTAGAGTATCCTAATCCAAAATGGTTCATAGAATCCTCATTAATACTTCTTGATTTAAGATAGTCTTTTGCGCTTTGGCTTGCTAAAAGATCTGTATGAAGTCTATCTAAAGTTTCTTGGGAAAACTCTTCGAAGTCTGGCTTTTCTTCAAACATATCTGCCATAATCTCATCAAAATTATTAAGAGCGGCTTGCTCTTGTGTTGCAATAAATCTAATTGCTTCAAAGTCATTCTTGTGTAGCACACGTCTAACTAGCTCAGTTAATGTTCCAGACTCTCCACATGATGGATTAAAGCATAGCCATGCACCTGATGATTTGTTTATGCAACAACTTGCAGTGTGTCTATTGGAATGAAACGGGCAGTAAAACATAACCTCATTGCCTGGTTCCGCAACTACATCTAAACCTAAAGCTTTTACTACCGACTTGATATGGTTGGGCGCATATTGCGTGGAATCAATTTTCCTTGCGTTATACCCTCTGATAGCCATGCCTTCTTCTTTCCTACGTATACTCCGTAGAGTGTCATTAAGAACACCCACGTTTGTCCGTCAAATTCTACCGAAAAACTAGTGTCTATGTCAAGGACTCTAGCATAACCTTTGCTTCTCATATCGTGAGTAAGCATGCTTTCGTACTGGTATTTTAATCTAGGTATACCAGAGTCGTCAGCAAACTCAACCCTTACTTGAAATCTTTTTATCTGTTTGTGGTTCATCTTTTTGGAATGGATTCTCGTAAATTTCCTTGACGATACCACGGTTGATATCCCAGTCTAGATAGAAATTAAAATCGTGACC